TCATCAGGCATGCTGCATCGAACAAGGTGCAGATGTCGAGTTTCATCGTATCGCTGCGATGCCAAATCTGAACAAGATTGCAAAAGATTGGGCAGATTCTCAAGAAGATGCCTTCTTCGTTCCTCTTGGTTTGAAGCACGAGCTCGTCACTGCTGGTATCGTGAAGGCTGCATCGAAGATCGAAGCACCTGATGAGGTGTATGTAGCCATCTCGACGGGTGTTCTGTCACGTGCAATGCAAATCGCATGGCCAAATGCTAAGTTCCACTCAGTTGCAGTGTCTCGTAACCTAAAAGCAGGCGAACTCGGTCGAGCTGAAGTCATCTCTGAACCGATGCCATTTCAGCAGAGCGAGAAAGCAGAGAATCTTCCACCTTTTCCTTGCATAGATACTTACGATGGCAAGGTTTGGAAATATATTCCAAAGAATACTGGTAAGAATATATTGTTTTGGAATGTTGGTAAACAACCGGTACTCAATGATCCTACGATATATGATCGCGTAAATAGTTACCGTGATTGGCTAAAAAATGATGTACAATATAGGCAACTTGATGTATAAGGGATAATATGAACATATTACTCACATCCCCATTCACTCCCGTTTCTTCCAACATTCACTCACATCGAGCAGCACAGGCTGCCATCTATGCTGAGCAGTTAAGCGTTGAGTTTGGTAACGTCCACCTCGATCGAACTGGAGACATTCATCCAGATCCTGCTTCGTTCGATAGAGTCTATGCCTATCATGGCAACGACTGGTTTGGTTCATTGAACCTCTTCGGCGGCATGAAGAATTATGGAAACATTGACAAGCTGATTCGATACTCGAAGCTGAAAGCGCCTATCTACTCGTTGTGGATCGATCATCCAAAGTACAGCGAGATGTTAAAGCCTCGACTTGATGGTGATATCCATCCTGATTGGCATCTCGTCGATTGGGAAAATCTAAAGAAACTTGAAGATACTGCCATCACGGTTCGTGAAATTGAAACTACGAACCGAGCAGTGGCTGGCGATAGTCACGCCATTTGCATGTATCGTCCAGGTTGGTTCATCAACTCGGTTCCATTCAAAACTTTGCACGGTGCATTGAAAGAAGGTTTGCAAACTTTCATCGAACCTCATCATGAGATTGCTGAATTCTACTTTGGTAACATCGACGTACGTCATCACCTTAATCGCTTACCGAATATGGAACAAAGGACTCGTAATTTGGCAAATAGATATTATGAACAGTTGGTATCTCTCGATCTTGCCAAAGTCTATGCATATGAATTACTTCCGATCGAGCATGAATCGCGAATACTTCCAAAGACCGGTTACTATAAAGGCTCACCATTCTACGGATCATGGGAACAAAGAAACAAATGTCGTCTTGTTTTTAAAGATGAAATGAAAAAGTTATGTGCTCGAGGCAGTGTCAACTTCGTCGAGTGGGTTGATCCACTTCTGAATGACAGAGGTGAGCTTGATTTCGAATGTATGGAAAAGCCAAAATCTGTGCATCTCTCCCGTAATTCATATCCGCATTGGCAAGGAAGGAAATGGTCTGGATTACCTGAAACAAAACTCGCAACTCTTGAGGACTTTTTTATATAATGGCAAAAATCGAGTATAAATACAATGAAGGCGAATCTTTGAAGGAGATTCAGTCTTACATCGATGCTACTTACGAGCAGCACTATTCCCGAAATAAATATCAAGCAACAGAATTCATCATCGATGCTGGTCACGGGACTGGTTTTAATATCGGGAATATGATGAAATACACTCAACGATACGGTCGTAAGGGTGATCCCGCCGAATGGCGAAAGGACCTTTTGAAGGTTATCCACTACGCAATTATGCAACTCCACGTTCATGATACTGAAAATAAGGATTAAGGATTAATTATGGGTATTGAAATTAATGTTCCAATTGAAGAGCTGAGAAAGCGCAAGCTCTTCGTCGCGACACCAATGTATGGCGGCCAATGCGCAGGCATGTTTACACGTTCGATTGCAGATCTCTCTGCACTCTGCACACACTACGGAATCCAAGTCAGATTCTACTTCCTCTTCAACGAGTCTCTGATTACTCGAGCACGTAACTATTGCGCCGACGAGTTTATGCGCTCAGGTGATACTCACTTAATGTTCATCGATTCAGATATTGGATTTGATCCGAAAGACGTGATTGCTCTTCTGGCATTACAGAATCATGATAATGCAGTAGATAACTACGACATCATCGCTGGTCCATATCCGAAAAAGTGCATTAGCTGGGAAAAGATCAAGCTTGCTGTCGATAAGGGTATGGCTGACGAGAATCCAAACAATCTCGAAAAGTTTGTCGGCGATTATGTTTTCAATCCGACAGGTGAAACACGAGAGATTGCTCTTGGTCAACCAGTCGAAGTGCTTGAATCTGGAACTGGATTTATGATGATTCGTCGTCAAACCTTTGAGAAATTTGAACAAACATATCCTCAGCAGTTCTACAAGCCAGATCATGTTCGTACTGAACACTTTGATGGTAGTCGCGAGATCATGGCATTCTTCGATACACCAATCGATCATAAGCGTACGAACATTAATGCCGAGCTTGAAGAATACTTGAAAAAGAATCCAAAAGCAAAAGCTTCTGATATCGTAGACTTTGTCAAAGATCCGAACAACGGTCTAATTAAGGACTACTCGAAGCGTTATCTCTCAGAAGATTACATGTTCTGTCAGTGGGTTCGTAATGCTGGAATGAAAGTATGGCTCTGCCCGTGGATGGAACTAAAGCATGTTGGTTCTTATGTCTTCGGAGGTTCTCTACCAGACATTGCTCGTATTGGCGCTGCAGCAACAGCAGATCCTTCTGCGCTCGGAAAAAACAAATAAGTGTACAATTAATACAATCGTTGGTATATTGAATATTCCGAACATATGGAGAATTTATTATGAAATTAGATAATGATACGTTGCAAGTACTCAAGAACTTCTCGGCTATTAACAAGAATATTATGTTCAAGCCTGGAAATGTGATCCGTACTATTTCGAGTACAAAATCTGTTCTTGCGAAAGCAACAATTAAACAAGACTTTGAGAAGGGTTTTGCCGTCTACGACCTCTCACGGTTTATCGGCACTCTCTCCTTGTTTAATGATCCTGAGATTGCAATCAAGGATTCGTACGTCGAACTCATCGAAGGTAACAATCGGTTTCAGTATGCTGTCACTGATCCTTCGCTGATCATCGTTCCTCCCGATCGCGAGATTGAGTTGCCAAATCCTGAAGTCAACTGTTTGATTTCAGAAGAGGCACTCAATCGAGTGATGAAAGCCTTGGCAGTTTCTCAGTTGCCTGAGATTGCTATCGTTGGGAAGAACGGTAAGATCTTGCTCCAAGCGGTCGATACTCGTGGCACCAGTAACGATTCGTTTAGTATCGAAGTTGGTGAAACTGAAGCTCGTTTTCGTATGGTATTCCGTTCGGATTGCATGAAGTTGATTCCAGGTTCTTATGACGTATCGATCTCTTCGAAGGGACTCAGCCACTGGAAGGGTGTCGCAGTAGAATATTGGATTGCCGTTGAATCCAACTCGGCTTTCGAGGCTTGATTTGAATGGGCGGTGTTTCGGTGCCGCCCACTTTTTGTGACGGAGATATATTATGCTTGAAGATTTTTTGTGGGTCGAGAAGTATCGCCCAAAGACCGTATCCGGCACTATTCTGACTGACGAACTCAAGAAGACATTTCAACAGTTTGTAAATCAAAAGAACATTCCCAACCTCATTCTCTCTGGCACCGCAGGCGTTGGTAAGACGACTGTGGCCAAAGCCATGTGCGAAGAACTCCAATGTGACTACATCGTTATCAATGGTTCGATGAATGGCAACATCGACATGCTGCGTAACGACATCTCGCAGTTTGCTAGCTCTGTCTCTCTCATGGGTGGCAGAAAGATGGTGATCCTCGACGAAGCCGACTATCTCAATCCTCAGTCAACTCAGCCAGCTCTTCGTAACTTTATGGAAGAGTTTAGCGCCAACTGTGGATTTATTTTGACTTGCAACTTTGTTGATCGTATCATCGAGCCGCTTCATTCTCGTTGTTCTGTGATCAAGTTTAAGATTCCGAAGTCAGAACTCCCATCTCTTGCAAAACAATTCATGCAACGAGTATGTGGAATTCTTGATGCTGAAGGCGTAGAATACGAGAAGCCAGTGGTTGCCGAAGTGATCAAGTCTCACTTTCCTGATTGGCGTCGAGTCATCAATGAGTTGCAACGTTACAGCGCGACTGGTAAGATCGACACTGGTATCTTACGCAACTTCTCTGAC